TCTGCAATGTGGAGATAATGATAGTACCGTCACTTGTGTACTGTACAACATCTCCGTAGAAGATTCCTGTTCCATAGTTGGAAGCAATAGGTATTTTGCGGGTAGAACCCACATAATTATGCCCGCCGACTAGGCCAACAGGCTTTAGCCCATAGGGGGCCGAGATAGTAGGATAAGCCATTTTAAGCTCCTAAAAAGTTAAGTTCCTTTGCCGAAGGTTACTTTGGTCTTACGATCATTAAACAACGGCATACGAGGGTCATTTTCACGCATTAGGTTGTTGTCAACAGAGTTCATTTGACTGTCCGTCTGTTTCTGAAAATGGTCAGTACGTTCTTCAACCATCTCCAGTGGAGCTTTACAAAGCATCAAGCCACCTATCACTACGTTGTCAGCAAAACGCTCTTGTTCCACTGTAACCATAGCAATCTCGGGGTGATCTGCTGCCCTTACAGGCTCCCAACCTTCACGTAATTTAGATGAGACATTGGTAGCGTCTATCTGGCCTTGATTACTAACACGAATCCACCGGAAGCCGTAACCGTCTTGGGGAATTGGAGAGGGTAAAGTCTCCGGGCGCGTCCAAGCCTTCTTACGTACAGTTTTTTCACGTTTGTCTAATTCGCGGTCTATGCGATTTTCAGCCATTTGCTTTCCTCATGTCTATTGCAACCTGTTTGGCGTATTGTTCGGGTGTCAAACCCAACCTTTTAGCGATTTGTACCTGAGTGCGTGTCAACGTCACTTTCCGTGGTGCTGTACTCCGCGTTGCGGGGGCTACCACCTGTGTCTTCTTTCGCTTCGGTTCAGCATCCTCGAAATTATCGGGGAATACTTGACGCATACGAGTATCAATGGACTCGTAGTATTCATCGCTTTGCGGACTTACGCCCTGTTTGACAAGTTTATTATGCAACCCCAGCGCTAAACTTGTCATCTCATCATCGTCACCGAACCACGAATTAGTTTTCTGCCAATCTGCGGCTCGCTCATCGACTTTTACTGCTGGAGCGAGTTGTTCTACTTCCTTTGGTACAGGTGTTTCTGTTTCCTGTAAAGGTGGTAGTTTGAAGTTTGCTAGTCTTTCGGACTTTAACTTAGCATTGGTTAGCTTATCTTGTGCATCCAACACTGCATCTGAGTCACCAGATTCGTACGCTTCTTTGTACGCACGTTTAGCATTCTCGGATTCAATCGAAGCGTTTTTCTTTGCTTGGTCGAGTAAAGCAGCTTGGTTCTTATTGACGTTACCTTTTAGCTTTTTGTTCTCTTCCATAAGCTGCTGAGTAACGCGTTCAAGCTCTTGGCTCTGGCGGTGAGCTTCTTCTTTAGCCCTACGCTCGTCATGGTATCCCTTACTAAAATGCTGGATACGCTTACGAACCTTATCAGAGTAATCCTCAAGTTCGTCATCTGTGACGTCCTCTGGAGGTTCAGACGCTTTACGATTTCGGTCAGCTTTAGGCGTATCATCAACAACCTCCACCTCAACCTCACGACTATCATCTTTCGACTCAGCCGCAGGTTCTGCGAAATCCTCTTTAGTTTTTTTACCCGAAATATCGACTTCAACTGCACCGGAATCCTCTATTTCTAATTTGTCGTCCTCTGCTTCAGGGAACTCAAATTCTACTTTTTGAAATGCCATGTCTATGCCCTCCGAATGCCTGTTGGATCGGTCACGATAGCCTCAATAGAGTCATCGTTCATAAGCCGATATTCAATGCCGCCAATAGTAAAGCGCGTTCCTGAGTTCATACGGAACATCACGTAATCGCCTTCCTTACACCATGCTCCTGTGGGAAAACGCTCCTCATCAGAATACGCTTGGTCACCCATATCCACGACAAGTCCTATAATAGACATGATGTGGTCTTGAGTTTTGGCTGTCTCCGTCTTTAGGATAGATGTCCCTGAAACGGTTTCTTCGGGCTGTGGTAGTGCTACTAACACGCGGTAACCCACGGGTTTAGGTAGTTGTAGTTCCAATTCAGCATCGCTGATTTCAACTGGTTTGTCAGTCATCATCGTTTTCCATATAGTTCTTCGCAAGGTCTTCCATGTGGTTTTTGCTGGCTTCGAGACCCCGAATTAAGCCAACAACTTCCTTGTATTGGGCGAAGTCTTTTGCTCCCCCGTTTCCAAGAAATTCCAGTGCAGAGGATTTATCAGCCTCGATTTTTTCTTTAAGCACGTCAAAGACGGTTTTAGCCATGTTTACTGGTTACCCTCCGAGTTACGGTCAGGTTTTCCACGGTCAGCTTCTAGGTCAAGTTTAGCGTTGGATATACGTCTATCCCCTGCCAGCTTTAGCCCATCCTTCTGCGCGTTTAACATAACTTCTTTCTCATCTAGCTTCAGGCGTTCGGCGGCAACATTGCCGTCCAGCACAATCTTCTGCTCTTTTAGCTGCATCTCAAACTGTTTGATCTGCTGATCTGCCTGATCGTTAGCGGCTTTGCGTTGCTCTTCAGCTTGTTTGATCTGCAATTCAGCCTGCTTCATCTGGAGGATCGGGTCTTTCTGCTGCTCTTGAGCTTTCTTCTGCGCTGCTTGCTGCTGATTAGCCTGCTGTAGCTGCTTGCCTGCGTCTGCAACCAGACGTGACAGTTGTACCTCCATGTCTTCTGACATCTCCTCGTTCGGAGCGGGTAGTGGTGCGCCTAGTTTCTCTTCTATCTTCTGACGATAAGAGAACCCAAGGTGTTCTGCGATGTGCGCTTGTAGCGAAGCCATAATCTGTTTGGCCTGTGGGTTTTGCCCGATCATCTGGGCCATCATCGGGTCTTGCATAAACGCGGTATGCGTAGCGATGTGCGCGTCCTGATCCTGATAGATGAACGCTTTCATAGGTTTGCCAACTAGGGCATCCATGTTCTCGCTTATCGGATCGGCTGGTTTTGCGTCGTCCTTAGTCGGGACGAGTTTGTCGGCGTTCTTCACGCCCAATACTTCTATCATCTGACGGTGCAACTGAGGCAGGTCGTATATCTGTGGAGCCTGCGCTGACATCTGTAGCACTGTTTGGTACTGTACGACCCGTTGGGCCATAGTCGAGTTGTTAGGATCACTGACGGGTATCACGTCCACCATCATGTAGTCCGACCGCTTGGCTCCTACTTCGCCTCTGGACGGGATGTACGCGTACTCCTCGGGGGCATACTCTGCCATGATGGCCTTGAGTAGCTTAAACTCCTGCTTCATCGCGTAGTGTACGCGTGCTTGCACAGCAGCCATAGGCTTTAGTGTGCGCTCTAGGAGAGCCAGTGTGGTGCCCACAGGGGCGTTGGCTGACATGTCCGAGATGTCCATGTCACTAATAGCGCCTAGCCTACGGCCTTCAGTCGTAATTTGATTTAAGAGGGCGAGAAGGGTCTGGCTAGGTTCTTTGTAAGGGAGAGGCATAATGTTGTCACGAATAGACCCTGACGGAACATCTACATCTTTAAACTCACCGGGATTAATAGGGGAGTCGTCCCCCTTGATACGTAGTCCACGGGACTTTAACCCTCCCGGGAGATTGGAGAGCGTACCAGCGTCAACAAGCTGACGTATCAAGGAAGTTCCAGCACGGGCGTATCCACCAATGATGTGGATCAATCCGAGGCCATAAAAGCCAAATCCCGGTACATAATTATAGTGGACGAAGTGTTGGCGTTTGAGTGTGAGTGGGTCACCCTCCTCGTAGTTCCTACGGATCGCCAGCACTTCGCCACTTCCACGCTCAATGGTGACAACGTAAGGGCGAGCTATCCCGTCGTCATCATCAACGCCTTCAATAAGAAGGTCTGCGTGTATTTCATAGACAGCGTAGCGGTCGTCATCGGTAAGCGAGTAGCCCCCGTCTTCCGCTTTCTTCTCTTCAATGTCTGTGTGGTAAGGTTCTGGATCACCGAGGTCTACGTCTTTATAAAACCCTGCGGCTTGCAACTTCTTCAATTCGTTCTTTGTCTTACGCATTACGTGTGTTACACGCTCTGCGGCTTCGATATTCGACGCACCGTAAGGTACGATCACATCCTCTGCGGAAATGTAAACAGCAACCTGACGCCCTAGATTAGGGTCGTAATAGACCTTCTTAAACGCGGAGCCTGCCAAACCAAGGCTGTACAGCATCCGTTCGTGTTCTGGGCGATACTCTACCATGTTTTCGGTGAGTTCGTAGTTCATATCCGCTTTAACGCGTGCAGCGGCTTCGTCTTTCTCTTTAGTCTCCCGACCAAGTATCTTAGTCTTCACAGGGCCAGCGGCTGGCATAGTCTCGCTCATAGTCTCTGCTTGGAACCTGATGGCTGCTTCGGCTAGGACTGTAGAGTTAACGCCACATGCGCCTTCCCACGGGTCTGAACGCTCTTCGTATTTAAAGCCAAGTACGTCTAAGCCTTTAACGAACGTGTCCGCCCAGTCTTTGCGTCCTTCTATGTCCGTTGTTATCTGGCCGACAAGATCGCTTGACAGGGTTTCAAGGTCGGTGTCATCCATCAGTTCAGCTAGGTTTGCGCCAAACTCAGAGAAGTCCATTTCGTCACCGGGGATTATGGTGACTTCCATGCTACCATCAGATAGGGTGACAGACTCAGGATCAACGATCTCAATCTCTAGCTCAGAGACGTCCATTTCTGCTACGCCTTCAAGATCGCCTTCTAGGTCTTCTAGTCCCATTGGGGCAGCGTACTGCCCTTTTTCAATAGCCATGTATCACCTCTAGTAGTATCCGCCTCGGCGCTGTTTAAAATATTGCTGTTCTTCTGGTTCGTCACTAGGCAACCGAATAAAGCCACCCTGTCTAAAACGCATCAAAGCCATCACAGTTGAGTCTACAAGGTCATCAT